ATCCAAGAAATCCTAAACTCAAACGACCTCGCTCTACAGAAAGCACTCTTTCAATTTGATTCGAGTGACTCAGATGAAGCTGTACTCCTCAAGTTCAATCTCTGGGGCCGGCACTTCTTCGTTCAATACTTTAAAGTCGAGGACGCTCCTTTTCATAAAGATATTGACGGCAACAACCTCAAAATCTATCGTGGAAACCTGAAAGCATTTGTAGACCTAGCCTTTCGTGGCGCTTCAAAGACCACACGCACAAAACTCTTTCTCGCTTTTTGCATAGCAAACGATACCGAAAAGACAAAGCGATACATCAAAATCCTTTCTCACGACATCACCAACTGCAAGCAATTCACCACAGACGTATACAACATCCTCATAGATCCGCAGGTAAAGCGTATGTACCCTGAAGTCTTTGAGAAAACTGATACAAAACGTGAAGAAACGATGGGCTCATTCACTACTGCAACAGGTATTAAAATGCTCTCAGACACCGTAGGAAGCTCACAGCGAGGTGCGATTCAAGAAGACTCACGTCCGGACATTATCGTGTTTGATGACTTCGAAACACGAGAGACACTTCGCTCGGCAGTAAAGACTCGTACCATTTTTGACAACATGGAAGAAGCAAGGAACGGACTCGCATACAACGGAGGATGTATCTATCTCGGAAACTACATTTCAGAAATGGGGAACGTACACCGGCTAGTCGAGGGAGCTGACACTACCAAAGTTGTACTTATTGTTCCCATCATCAAGAACGGAGAGATTACGTGGCCTGCTCGGTACACGATGGAAGACGTAGAGTATCTGAGAAAGAATGCCGACGACTTTGAAGGAGAGTATCTCTGTGAACCTTCCGCCTCAATGGATATTTATTTTGACCGAGAAATGCTTGATAAGATGGAAGTACGGCAACCTATCAAGGAGATCGCTGGATTCAAGATGTTCAGGGAGTACAATCCAAGCCACAGATACGGACTTGGTGCAGACGTTGCCGGTGGTGTAGGACTGGATAGCTCGGCCACAGCGATTATCGACTTCGATACTATCCCGGCTCAAGTTGTAGGCACATACGCCTCAAACACAGTCCAGCCGGAAGCATTTGGTGATGAAGTTGCCGACCAATGCTTTAGATTCGGAGAATGTATATCAGGTATTGAAAACAACAAATTCGACCAAGCTGTTCTCAAGGCTAAGCAACGTGGTGCAAACCTATACAAAAGTGGTGGTAGAGAGATCAAGGCTGGGTATAAGCCACAGCTTATCTACGGCTGGAACACGAACTCACTCACTAAGAGCAAGATGTTTGCTGATGGTAAGAAGGCGATTGAAGATGGTCTTGTAGCCCTTAACGATGAAGAACTCATCAGAGAAGCTAAGAGTTGGTCACGTAACGATCTCATGGACAGAGAAGAAGACGCTCGCATGACAACACGACACTTCGACAAACTAACCGCATTCTGTATCGCATGGCAGATGAAAAATCATGCAGAGTTACGCAGACCATCAACATCAGGTGGAATTACACGACAAAGCACTCAGTCTAACGACGATAACCCAGCACTATGATCGAATACCTAAACAACACAGTATGGGCAACACTTGGACCATCAAAAATTCATGGAATTGGTGTTATTGCTATCAGAGACATACCGAAAGGAACTAAAATTACAGATCACTCGGTAGGAAATATGAACAATGATTTTGTGTGCGTTAAATTAGATGATTTTAAAAAGATACATTATGAGATACGGAAGCTCATTCTTGATAGAACCATTTTCCAAGAAGACGCAGAAATGCTTGTATTTCCATCACCAAATAGCGAACAGACACTCAGGTCGTTTATGAACCATAGCGGAAGCCCAAATTCAGATGGTGAGTTTACATTATGCGACATCAAAAAGGGAGATGAAATAACAGAAGATTATCAAAGTTTCTACAAACTACACGAACTAAGCAAACAACACTACCCATGGTTACACTAGAACTCACCAACAACGGAAGATTCACTAATGGACATATTCCTTGGATTAAGGGTAGAAATCATTCTGCTGAAGCTAGAAAAAAAATGAGTGAATCTAATCTGAAATATCCACGTCGTTACTGGTTGGGTAAGAAGCTATCCGAAGAAACAAAAAGAAAATGAGTCTTATTAAGTCGGGTAAACCTTCATGGAGAAAGGGCAAAAAGTTCCCATCACCTTCTGACGAGACTCGTAGGAAAATGAGCATGGCTTCTGCTGGCAAAATACCTTGGAATAAAGGTGAGAAGATGTCCGAAGAACACAAAAAGAATCAAAAACTTGGTATTAGGAGAAGTAAGGTATGGAAAGGGGGTATAACCTTGGGAGAAAATGCCAAAGCCTATATTAGGCGTAAAGCACTAGAAAGGATTGCACGGAAACATGGGGCTCAAGGGAATCACACCTTTGTTGAATGGGAAGCACTGAAAATGAGGTATAGGTATATGTGTTTATGTTGTAAACGGAGTGAGCCTGAAATAAAACTCACAGAAGACCATATTATTCCTTTGTCCAAAGGCGGTTCGGATAATATCGAGAATATCCAACCACTCTGTGGTTCGTGTAACAGTAAAAAGTATGTTGGAACTGAAGATTTCACAAAACAGGTACTTAACCATTTATGATAGAAACAACAGAAAAAATTGAAGTTTCAAAAAGCGAGAGAGAGATTATTTTAATCCTGCGTGAGTTAAAGCCTTTTGAAAATATAAACGTTGTGAAAGACCAGAACGGAAGACCCGACCACTTCTTCGTTCACAGGAGTCAGAAGATAGTTATTAGCACAGAAAAAGTTGGAGCGATACGGTAAATGTGGTATAATACCCGTATATAACTGAATAAAGAACCGAACGGAAAGACCGGCGGAAGAAGCAAGTTGCTTTTTCTGTCGGTTTTTTGTTTGTAATACATACATTATGACAAAAGAAAAAAAAGTAAAAGAGCCTACCGTTACCAAAGAGCCTAAAGAGAAGAAGGCAAAGGAAGTCTTTGACTTCTATGTTGCTATTGCTTCATCTGGTGAGACATACGAAAAGGAAGGAAACGACCTCTACGAACTTCTCCGAGGATTTCCAATGCCAGCACTCGTTAATACCGAGACAAACATTGTCGTTACAAAGGGCGACAAAACTATTCAGCGTGATCTCAAGGTTGCAGACGCACGACGTTGCTTTACAGGTTTTGACACGACGTCACTCGAACTCCTTGCAATTTCTATTACTAAGCAACTCCCAAACTAGATGACGGACACAGCAGAAAAACAAGAAAAGTTGGCAGACAATGTGTTTGACTACATTAGAGAAGAAAAAACAGCGTATGAGACACGAGGTGTTCCTTTGACTTCAAACTGGGAATGGTCAATGTATGCACACGTCAATCGTTCGTTCTCACTCAAGAACTCAAAATTCACAACGGGGAATAACGACGGCAAGCGCCCAAACAAGAACATCATCATTCCTATTGCCAACGTAAACTATCGCACGGAGGGCTTTGATGTAAAGGATATTGAAATCTATGTAGACAACCCAGAATACTTCCACCTATCGCTACTTGCGCGTAAATATCATGAGAAATGGGCGCGTGAGAATCACATCGACACCGCTATTGACGAATCAGTAGAATCTCACTTCGACTACGGCCTCGTCCTTGTGAAGAACGTAAACGAAAAACGCCCTGAAATCGTTCCACTACAACGAATCGCTTTCTGTGACCAGACAGATATTCTCTCTGGTCCAATCTGTGAAATGCACTCGTACTCGGTAGATCAGCTCTATGATATGAAAGGTAAGTGGTATGAGGACGAGATTGATGAGGCAATCCTCCAAGCGCAATCTAAGAAAAACGTATCGCTTGCAAGAAAAGATGCAAAGACTCCGGGAAAGTATATCGAGGTATATGAACTCCACGGCACATTCCCTAAGACATGGCTCAATACTGACGGAGATGAAAAAGCAGAAGGAGAGGGTGCAAATCACGCATACACCGAGGAAGACGGCTACTGCAAACAAATTCACATTGTAACCTTTTATAAAAACTCAGAGGGAAAGGACGCCGGTATTTGTCTTTTCAAGGGCAAGGAAAAGAAGTCTGTCTATAAAGCATATAAACGTACCAACCGATTCGGTACAGCCTGCGGAATGGGTGGTATTGAAGAACTCTTTGAAGCGCAGACATGGGCAAACTACTCAGAGATCCACCTCCAGCGAATGCTTGAAGCAACATCAAAGGTTATTTTGAAGGCCTCAAAGAATGTTATCTCACGCAACAGCCTTACAGAAGTTAAGAATAATCAGATTGTTGAGGTAGAGAACGGAGACACGTTTGACCAAGTTGTTATCCAGCCATTCAACAAAGCAGCATTCGACAACTACTTCCTTGCGTGGGAGCAGAACGCCCGCACACTTGGCTCAGCTTCAGATCCAGCACTAGGCCTTAATTCAAAGTCCGGTACGCCATTGGGTGAAACGCAAATCGTAACCACACAAGGAGAAGGTATTCACGAATACCGCCGTGGAAAGATCGCAGACTTCTGGTACGACATTTATCAAGACTGGGTTGTGGATTACCTCGAAGCCGACTTGGCTAAAGGTGACGAGTGGGTAGATGAGCTTTCACTTGAAGAGCTACAAGAAGTTGCAGAGCGTGTTTCTACCAACGCTTCAAATAGGCGTGTTGTGGAAATGGTTCTCGCAAATCAGTCAGTGACGAATGAGGACAAGGAATTCATGCGTAATTTCATCAAGCAGGAATTCATGAAAGGTGGAAAGCGCCGTTTTCTCAAGGCCATGGAGGGAGAATTCAAGAAACTTCCTCTCAAGCTCAAGTTCAACATCGCAGGAAAGCAGAAATACATGGCCGAGACGGTAGCAAAACTCAACGGAATCTTCCGTCAGGTCTTTGCAAACCCAGCAATTCTACAGAATCCACCGTTAGCGAAGTTGTTCAACGATATTTTGGAATCAAGCGGTCTTAGCCCAATCAATTTTGCTTCACTTACTACCCAACCTCAGGAAGCACCAATACAAAGTCCGGTACAACCTGAATTAACACCAACCGCATAAACATATGTCACCAGCAACATACCTAACAGAATTAGAAATAGCCAAGATCCAAGCATTTAATGAGGATGTCGTTTTGAAAAATGCCATTCGTAAAGTACTGCTTGAGCCTCTGTATAACCACGGTGTACTCGGTGCTGATGCTGAACACGATCCAACAAAAAACTTTGCTCTCACACCTGCATTCAACATGCTCATGCAAAAACGAGAGATGTGGGATATGGAAAAACTAGGAATGTTCACTATGGCGAATGCAATGGCGATTCAAATGCTTGAGCAAGGATTTGGTGCACTAGAAGGTCTCAAGGCAACCCCTGAATCAGAAGAAGTCGAGGAGGATATAAACCCAAATTAATAACAAAAAATATATGTCACAACGTAAAAAAGAAGAAATATTGCAAGAGGTGGAGGTAAAAGGAGTAACACAGAAGTTTCTCCTAGAGGTATTGCTGGATATTCGCGAGCTCCTAGGAGCATTAGTAGATAAGAAAAAATAATGAATATCACACGAAAATACATAGTGTTTGTGGAGATGGTAGCCCTTCTTTGCGCTGTGGGAATTTTATTCCTCACACTGTCAGTTAATCGAAAGGTGGACCCAACATTCGGGAGTGTCGTTGTGGGTAATGACTACAAATCAAGCGAACTCACATCTGCAAATGCATCGGGCACGACGGCGAAACTCTTAAAGACAGGGGGCGGTTCGCTCGGATCTGTTGTAATTACTGTTCCTGCGTCAGCTGGAAATGTTGTGTTTTACAACTACGCGTCTACCACAGCGACATCATCTGCTGCGACTATGTTCAGTTTCACCGCTGCCGCTGATGTGGCTGGAACGTACACCTTCGATACAGAGTTCACCACAGGGCTTAGCGTTGAAGTTCCGGCTGGATTCGACGGTCGATATACCGTTACCTACAGATAACATCTCGGTTCTCGATCCGTTTCAAATCGAACTCAGTTCTCACTCACCTCTAAAGTGATTATCAAAAAGTTTCTCACTATCGAATAAGTGAAATAAAAACATCTCAATATGACTATTGAAAATCAGGACGTTGACCTTAACAACGAAGAAGACCTCAATTTAGAAGACGATCAGGAGGAACAGGAAGAGGATCAGCCCAAAGAGGAAGAGAAGCCAAAGGAGAAGAAGCAATTCACTCCCGAAGAGCAACTCGCAATCCACGAACGGAAGGCTAAACAGCTCCGTAAACAGCTTGGAAAGGACTCTGATGTACCGAAAGACGCTCCTAAAGAAAAGGCAACCAAATCAGGTGACATTGATTACGGTGCACTCGCTTTCTATAACACCAAATCAGACGCAGTGAAAATTGAATCTGATGAGGACATCGAGTTTTTACAGGACACTATGAAAGAAACAGGTAAGTCTCAAGGAGACATTCTTGCTTCCAAATGGTTTAAAGAAGAACTCAAGGAACGAGCAGAAGATCGAAGATCAGCCGAAGCTGTACCGAAAGGAACAAAGCGAAGCGGTCAGTCTTCACGAGATTCTGTCGATTACTGGCTTGCGAAGGGTGAATTGCCTGAAAACACGCCAGAGAACCAAGAGTTGCGTAGGAAGGTTGTGGATGCTCGTATTAAACGAGAGACATCAGGAAGCAACTTCTCCTCATCTCCAAGTGGTTCAGTAATGCTACAAAGCCAACTCAAGAAATAAACCTGATTTGGATTAGCAGATTTAAAACTAATCCAAATGGCAAACACAATTATTTACGACGAAGATTGGGCAGTCAAAGCACAGGCACGCCTTGATGCACCTCTCAACTGGAAGGAAATCTGCAACGTGGAGTACACAAACTCACGTGTGTTGCACAATCCTTACTTCACAGACCCATCAGTTCAAACAACTGCACGTGGTTCTGCTTACACACATCAAGACGTTACTCTCACAGACGAGAGCATTGTTATCAACGGGGTTGGTATCTTGCCTGAACTCATTGATCGTGCTGACTTGGCCCAGACTCCATATGCAAAGCAGATGGAACTCGCAGATCGTCAAGCAACTCTCTTGAACGAAGCTATTGAAGCAGCAATGCTCGCAGCACACGCTCAGTGGACAAACTTCGACAATGCTTCTATCGGTGGAGCTGCTGGAAACATCACTGTTTCTACATCAAACATCGACGATGTGATTCGTGGTATCCTCCGAGAAATTCGTGAGGCAAACGGACAGTCACTTCTCAATAAGAACGGTGCTTTCGTTGTATGGCGCCCAGCAGACTTCGAAATCCTTGAAGCATACATGCAGGCAAACGGCTTTAACATGGCCGACGCTGCACTCAAGAATGGTGGTGAAATCGGTGTGAGGTACATGGGTATATATCACTACGTTTCTACACTTCACGCAGCAGGTCACCTCTTCGCAGGTGTTCGCAAACTCTTCCACCTCGGAATTGTTAAAGACACCTACGGTCAGGTAGTTGTCGACGAAGAGCCAGCAACAGCAGACGGTGCAAAGTCAGCAATCGCTGTAGTTATGCGAATTGACTACGCATTTAAGGCATGGCTTAAGACTGTGCCAGTTTTATTTGATGTTTTAGTTAGTTAAACAATAATTTACTAACAATGTCAATAGATAAGACAAAAAAGAATTACAACCGAGTATATATGGCTAACAACCGAGAAACCCTTAGGGAGTATCGACGTAAGCACTATACGGGCATTTATGGTTCGTGGTACGCCATGAAACAACGATGCGGTAATCCAAACAACAAGTCTTATCACAACTACGGAGGACGGGGTATCTCGTACCCACTTCAATGGGAAACTTTTGAGGGATTCAAAATGGATATGGGACATTCCTACAAATCCGGTCTTACTCTCGAAAGAATTGACAATAACTCAAGCTACTCCTTGGATAACTGCCGATGGGCAACAAAGAAAGAGCAGGCGAACAATATGCGAAGAAATCATATCATCGTATATAAGGGAGAGAGCAAGACATTGTCTCAGTGGGCAGAGCATCTTGGTCTTAAACCACACACCTTACTCTTTAGGTCGCTTCGTGGCTGGACGGTAGAGAGGATGCTTTCGGCTCGCTTAGAAAGGCCTTGGAAACTAACTCCTGGCATTACTAGTAACAAAAATTAACATGAATACATCAACTAAAACACTTCTGTTCGGTCTCGTGGTTGCGGCTATCGCAACAGCAGGACTCTTCTTCCCAAAGGGAGGAGCAGTAGTAGATCAGGTACTCGGAGCTTTCTCTGGCCCAGATGTGTACGACAAGGTGCGATTTTACGACTCAGTTTCTCTCAAGGAACCTGTTGTAAGTATTGCTGCTACCTCAGTATACGCAACGACAACACTTTCAGCAGATGCTAGTGGAACATCGTACTACCTATCAGCAAGTGGAACGACAATGACACTTCCAGCAGTTACGAAAGCAGGAACATTCTTCCGCTTTTCTGTTGGTGGTGCACTCGATACAGGCAACGTAATGGTTACGTCTGCTGAAGGAGACAACATCGAGGGTACTCTCATCGTAGCTGGTGCAGTCGTTGACTGTGATGCAGTAGACGCTATTAACTTCATCGTAGACGGCGAAAATGTCGGCGACTTCGTTGAGGTTCGTTCTAACGGAACAAAGTGGATCATTGGAGATTCAGGTGTACTCACCTCAGCAAAAATGACCTGCACGGGATAGTTTCTCGCTTTCTCTCCTGACCTCGGTCGGGGGAGAGGTGGGGGAAATTAATAACACACACATATGTCATTACTAACAAATATCGCAAAAGGACAAGTACCACTTATAGGAATAGTTATCGGGGCAATGGCTACGGTTGTTGCATCCGGTCTTACTGCATGGGGAAGTGCCTCCGCAAAAACAAGTGAATTGTCTGGTGATATACGTGTGATTGAAGAACGGGAAAATAACCATTACGGAGAAACGCAGAAACAGCTCGCTGAGATAGATAAAAAACTCGACACTCTCCTAGCAAACGAGGGGCTTACTATAAAAAAATAATTATATGTCAATAAGTTTCTCAGCAACAAACGCAGGAATTGTGGAACAAGCACGCTCACTAGCAGGTGTGGATTCTACACAATGGCCCACACAGAAGATTGTGAACTCGGCAAACAACTGGCACGACTTCGTGACGGGATATGCAATCGGTGCCGATAGACGTTTTCAATGGGATGACACCAATCACACAAAACTTCCTGAAGGAAAAACAGATCTCAACGAAACTCAGTCCGACTATTCTTTCCTTACTGATGAACAGGGCAACTCAATCATCACACTCACGGGTGTTTCAATACTTATAAACGGCTACTACCAACCACTTACACCAGTAGACCGTAACGACCCAAGCTATGATCCAGCAACATTTGGAATGCAGTCAGGTACTCCAAGCCAATATGACAAGATAGCAGATAACATCATTCGTCTTGATTGCAAGTCGGTAGCTACAGTTGCTTCTGGTCTTAAATTCTACTTCCAACGAACTGGTTCGTATTTTACAGCTTCAGATACCACAAAGAGTCCGGGTGTATCTCCGTTACTGCACCGAGGATATGTTATTGCCGCAGCTTATGACATTGCGCTTACGCTTGGTGTAGGAAACTACGCGGGCCTCGCAAATGAACGGGAGATAGAAAAACAAAACGTCGTTCAGTATTTTGCATCACGAAATCAGGATGAGCCAAGAATAATGACTATGGAGCCAATTCAGTTTTATTAGACAAACATTTAAAAAATATTAGTAATTATATGACAATCGCATTTTCAAAGGTAAATAGTTTTGTTGAATACTTAGCAGAAAAAAGAATGAACCTCGGTTCAGACCAACTCGTTGTTGCGTTGACAAACACAGCACACACCGCAACGTGGGATGAACTCGCAGACCTCACACAGGTATCGTACACCAACCTATCAAGTAGAAATATTACAACAACCTCATCAGCGCAGACATCTGGGACATATAAACTTGTTCTTGCTGACTTGGTTCTTACTTCATCTGGTGGTACAACGGGGCCGTTTCGTTATATCTACATCTATGACGACACAGCAACGAATGACGACCTAATTGGTTATTACGACTACGGTTCCTCAATCACGCTGGCAGATGGTGAGAAGTTCACAATTAACTTTGACGACACAAACGGAGTCTTAACCATTGCATAAATATGGCATTGGCACTGGGAACAAATTGTGGTTTTGTAAAGATGGCACCAACTGCTGACCCTAGTGGGAGTGCATTTACGATTGACGATGTCGCTAGTGTAACAAAACACACGAGTCCAACCAACGCAACTAAAATTGTTGAAGTTGGGTGGTGGTGTGACACGGCAACCGAAGAGGCTAATTTTGAGGTTGGTTTATATGCCGCTAACGGTGCGGTTGTTCCCGGTGAGGCTGGAACCCTTTTACATGTTTCTCGCACAAATGCAAAAGGTACAACGAGTGGTTGGAAACGTGTAGCGGTTGACTGGCCGATAACACCAAACACAGTTTATTGGATTGGATTACAGGTGGATAATACCGCTTCTCCAACAAGTTCTGATTGGTCAAATATAAATGGTGCTGGGATTGATAACCTTGGGTCTGGTAAGACAACGCTACCAGACCCTTGTGGTGGAGGTGCACTTATTGATGCAGATGCGATGGACGCTTTTTACGCCGTATATACAGCAGATTTAACGACAGCCGTAGGTTCGTTTGATGTATCTGGACAAAATATTTTGCTAATCGCTACTCGATTACTAAATGCTACTGTCGGCGCATTTAGTATGACGGGGATAAACACTATTCTCACGGTTGCCCGCACCATCATTGCAGGTGTTGGTACTTTTGTATTGACAGGTATTGATGCCGCGCTTAGCTGGCACACTCTCCGACTTTTCACCACCCCCAAGCCCGTCACATCCTTCATAAACACAGACAAGGTGAACTTCGGTGAGACGTGGAAAACATGGGATGTGGCATGGAAAGACGAAACAAGAACTTGGGATGAGTTAGCTTCGTGGATTGATAATACATCGAAAGTATCCGCAAACATTACTAATATCAGCAAACCGTAATATGACTACAATAACGACAATCAATGAGGACGACATTCCGAGCAACTCCCGAGCTGACATAAACACAAACTTCAGTAATCTGAATGCAGACAAGATGGAAACGTCTGTATTGGATACTGACACTGCTCTTGCGGCGAATTCTGACGCAAAAATTCCTTCTCAAAAGGCAGTCAAAGCATACGTTGATAGCCAAGGACACAACCTAGCTCCAACAGGTGCCGTCACAGCTTTTGCTGGGTCAAGTGCTCCAACTGGATGGCTTCTCGCAGACGGATCAGTAGTCTCTCGTTCAACGTACGCCGCCTTGTTTGCAATCATCTCAACTACATATGGAGCTGGAAACGGAACAACTACATTCAATGTTCCAAACTTGAAAGGTAAAGTTCCCGTTGGTCTTAACTCCGCTGAAACAGAATTTGATGCACTTGCCGAAACAGGTGGAGCAAAAACACACACTCTTTCCGCAGCAGAAATACCAGCACACACACACCCTATTGCGGCAATAGGAACGGTCGACGCTGATTATTTTTCGATTGGTTCCGGTCAGCAAATTGGGTCTTCGTTAACTGCTACGGGAGCAAACGCGGGAGGTGGTGGGGCACACAACAACCTGCAACCATACATTACGCTCAACTACATAATCAAAACCTAATGGCTGATATTCCAGTAAAACAGAATAATTTTTTTGGTGGGGTTAGTGATGATCCACGAAAACAAATTGGGGGTGAATGTATTATCTCCAAGCATTTTGACATATTCTCTCAGCCAAATAGATTAGTTCCATACCGTTCTCTTGAGGCAGATACCGAAACATCAGTTTCCGCAACCGACCTTAAGCAATACGTTGTACAAGATGCCTTTTATGCTACCGCATCAGGAAAACTCTATGGCCTCGGTGTAAATGGAACTGGTCTTACAAAAATTGTTCAAAAGGCAGACGCAACTACCGGACTATGGACTAAGCCGGACTCTTCTGAAGGAAACGGTGCACGGCAACAGGGTTGTTTCTTTGAATTCAAAGATTATGCATGGGGTTTTCAGGGAACAAACCAAATTTTTAAATGGGGGTTACTTTCCGGTACTCCGTCTATAACGAACTCCGTTGCGACAGTTGGGGCCACAATAACATCAGTAGCAAATGGAATTATCGCAGCCGATGGTAACGGCTACATGGCCTACAACAACGTCGTGGTGAGAATTGCCACAGATGCGTCAACTATCACGGATTCAGCAAAAACTGTACCGGCTGAATATAAAATCACCTCGCTTACAAACTACGGAAGTTACATGGCGATTGGGTGTTCTCCTAAATACTCATATAACGGAGAATCAAAAGTGTTCATTTGGAATCTTTCATCAGACCTCTTTGCAGAGACGATTCCATGGGGAGAAGGTGAGCTCCGTGTTCTCGATGTCGTCGAAGGAATGCTTGTTGGCGTTTCAGACCGCTTCCTAAATAACGCTACAGGGGCAGGAATCGGCTCAATGATTATTCGAGGATATTCAGGAGGTGCAGCTCAGGTGCTCAAAGAGGTATTCACCAAAGCTCTTGTCGGAAAGACTATCCCTACAGCAAAGACTGTAAAGAGTGGCCGTCTTTTCTTTGCAGCAAAGATTATGACAAATTCTGCTGGAACGGAATACCACGAAGGTCTCTGGTCATTTGGCCGTAAGAATGTTAATTATCCGTTCTCCCTTACTCTCGACATCGTATGTGAGGAAGCAAACACAAGCGGTATTCAGGGGTTCACAACAGCAGGAAACTTTTTCTTTATTTTTCACAGCAATGATGGAAGTATCGCAAAAACAAACGATGTCTCTACATACAGATATACCAGTATCTTTGAAACCCTAATTTTAGGTGATGGATTCACAAACCGACAACTCAAACGATTTATTTTGACAACTGCTCCACTTCCAACGGGTGGGTCAGTTACGGTGAAAGTAAAGAATGATGACGATACCTCGTTCACGACTATTGGAACGTACAGCACAGTCGGTGGTACGTTTAGAAAATTTGTAAACATTGAAAGTACGAGCGCGGCATTTCCGACATCTCGCGAGTCGCAATTCAGGATCGAATCTACCGGAGGGGCTGAGATCACAGGATGGCTTCCAATTTATGACGCATTGATAGATGAAACCGCATAACTATATGGACCAAAACAAACTCATTGAACAATTCCGAGCAGAAGTACAATCGCTACGATCACAGGTAGCGGAGTTAAGCGCTGCTGTAAACAAAAACAACTTCAGTACGACGCAGGTGTTTAACAAATCGTGTGTCTTCAATGACCGTCTTAAGGTTCCATCTTTTAACTCAGCTCCAACCGTAGCAGAAGTTAATGACATCATGGCCATTGCTGGAGAACTCTATATCTGCACATCTTCAAGTCCGGTTACATGGACCCTCGTAGGATCACAAAGTTAATTATGGAAACATCAATATCAAAAAAGAAAAGTGAACTCAGAAAAGGACACACACCTTGGAATAAAGTAGAGATGGTTAAGCTAACTTGTAAGATATGTACAAGTCATTTTAAGGTGATTCCTTCTAGGAAAGATACTGCTAGTTTTTGCTCAATGGCCTGTCGCAACATTCATTATAGAGGTCAAAGATTCTCATCTGCCACCGAGTTTAAAAAAGGTCAAACTTCTCCAAACAAAGGAAAAAAGTGCCCTTGGGCAAGAAACAACCCGCAGGCTTTCACCAAGGGTTTCAAACCATGGAACTTTAGAAAGAGCGTTCCCCAATACTCCGGAGAAAAACATTGGAACTGGAAGGGTGGAGTGTCTGAAGAGTGTGTGAAAATTCGTCAATCGGTGGAGTACAAGGCTTGGAGAGATTCCGTGTTTGCTAGAGATAACTACACATGCGTCTGGTGTGGAGACGATAGGGGAGGGAATCTGGAGGCCGATCACATCAAGCCCTTCGCATATTTCCCAGAACTAAGGCTTTCAATCGACAACGGCAGAACACTCTGCTCTGATTGCCATAAGAAGACCGACACATGGGGAGAGAGGGCTAAGCGTTTTGCCCCGCGTGCTTTGTCCGTAGCCATTTAACTAAACGATATATGAAAAAAACAACGGAAAATAAAGCACAAAAAATAACGACAGAGCCAACCAAAAAAGGGTTGGAGTCGTGTGTCTTGGAGAAATCACTAATTGAATCCCAAACGTACCAAGCAAACACGAGATATAGGGGGATAAGCCATGCGTTCTTCATGTCTCTACTTAATACCTAATCATTAAAAATGTCAATACTCTCAAAAGTTAAATCAGCAGTCAAAAAGGTCGCAACGGGCATCAAGTCTGGTTTTCAGCAAGCAGTTAAAGGTGATTTTAGTGGTCTTAAAAAGACCGCAAGTAATGTCTATGGGTCAGTAAAAAGCCTAGGAAGTACCATTAATTCAAACAGGTCCAGTGCGCTGGCTAGTGTAAGGACGGCGACTAACCCACTCTCTGGAGTAAGGATTCTGAACCCAAGCACCGCATCGAAATCCCAAGTAGATTCGGCGGTTTCCCAAGGAAACGTACTTCGTATTGGTTCGAGTACGCCCGGATTATCTTTCAACTCATACGGAGGTGCTACTCCTGTTCCTGTGACGCTTATGGGAGGGCAGAGAACACCTGCCAGTAGTAGTTTCTCTTCTCCAACATCCACAACACCTACTTCCCGTAGTGGAGCAACAACGTCAAATTTAAACATCAGCTCAGAAACCATGTCGTCAGCTCCTTCGGTTTCACTCCCAGATGCTCCTTCGTACACCGATGTCGGCCAAGTAAACAACGCCGGACTCATTGGTGCGCTTCAAGATTCTGGTCAGACATTTGACCCTGAGAGTGGTCTATTTGTCCCAGATAATAAAGACAACACTAAGTCGGAAGAGGAGCGCCGAAAGAAAGACTTTGAAGACCTCCTCGATATGGCCCCACAAAAGGAGAGCGTCTTTGACGACAAGGAGGTAAAACGTCAGCAAAAAGAAGTCCAGCAACGAAAACAAGAACTCAACAACTACACCGCACAACTCAACAATGTCGTTGCCAAGCAGAACGCAGACCTACTCAACCTACGAGGAATCGGGAGTAAAGAAGGTGTAACCGAAACTGTATATGGAGGTCAGGCAGCAACAATCAACCGAGAAGCTGCTATCAAGGCACTTCCTATCCAAGCACAAATTGCCGCAGCACAAGGGAACGTAGAACTCGCACAAGACTACCTTTCAGAACTCATCACAGTAAAGCGTGACCAGATTGATGCCGATTACTCCTACAACAAGATGAAGTTCGATGCAATCAGTGGATTCCTCACCAGTGAAGAAAAAATCCGCTTGGACAAAATCACGAAGAATGAAGACCGAGCATATGAACAAGCACAGAAGAACCTTGACTTACAGGACGAATGGGCAAAGTACGCTATTCAAAATGGTCAAGGACACCTCGTTAGTCGTATTCATGGACTCAATATCGGGTCACCGGACTTCCAACAAAAACTCGGCGACATCATCTCAAACATTGATGATCTTGACGCTATCAAGAAACGAAAGGATGCAAACGGGTCAAGTGTCGCACTCACACCGGAGGATGAACGTATTCTTGCAGGTGGTGGATTTTCTGCTACAGAAATTGACGCTATCGCCTCAGATGTAAGCGAATACGGAATCAATGCAGTTCTAGAAGGTCTAACAGACAAACGCCAAAAGGATGCAATTATGAAAGTGTACGGCGGTGGTGAAGATAACACTCAATTCCTTACACGTGACTACTTCGAAGGACTATTCACTAAAGACCAACTTGAAAAAGCCGCAGCAGAAGCGGGATTTGGAGATATGGGAGAAGGTGTCTTTAACCTAAAGGACGTAGACACGGACGCATACCTAACACAGATAGAAAAATCAATCTCAGCGTACCAATCAGCAGGGTATACAGACAAAGAAATCCTAAACATGATGAAATAAAATGTATACACCAGTCTCACAAAGAACCATAACAAAGAGAGGGGGTTATGTTCCGGTAGCAAATCGAGTCAGTGTAGCAAAAGAAACCCCGATTGCTCCTACAAAGCCTATCGAGCTTAAAACACCATTTGATTCAACAAAACTAGGTGTCGCTGTGAATACTGTAAAAGGACTTCCAAAAGGATTGGTGGATGTTGGAAAGGGTATATTGCAAGGAACTGCACGTGGGTATGCCGTTACAGGACAAAAAGTTGCTCAAGGTATTGATGAACTCACAAAAGGTAAAAACGAACTTAGTGTCGGTGAGACGGTAAATCCAAAGACATTCTTCGGTACCTCTCCTACAGCACAGAAAATTGGAGTGGCTGTGTTCGGAAAAGACCAACCGTTTAGCGCAAAATCGGAGGACAGCGAATTCCTTCAGGCTTTTGGTGTAGATCCAAAGAACGCAGGGAAAACAGGCGGGGCTGTCACTGTTGTACTTTCAGCGATGGATGTATTTGGAGGAGGGCAGGGAGCAAAGGGACTAGCTGGATTAACGAAAGCCCTCAGGGTTGCAAAGACGGCAGATGAAGCGTCCGAGATTCTTCGTGGCGCCCGTGTTGCGGAAGACCTTATTTCTGAATACGCTCCTGTATTTGCGAAAGCTAGGACTACAGAAGAGGTTGCTAAAGCGCTCGGAGCACTTACAAAAGTTCAAGAAACTACAAAGGTTGCAGGTTATGTTCCTGTGGCGGAACGTGCTGTAAGAGAAACTACACCAAAAGTTGCTGAAGTTGCAGACCCCCTCCTCTCTGAAGCCCGTAAGTACAAGAGTGCGGAGGAGTTTGTGAACAACTTTGAATTAGAAAGCGGCAAATTAAAGAATGGCGGTAGTTCCTTTAATAAGTTTTATCATGGGACTGGGGAAGTATTTGACAAGTTTGAGCTACAAAACAGTAAGAATCTAGGACCCAATGCAGTCTTCTTTACACCAGATAAAATATCTGCACAGTATTATGCCAGTGGTAAAAGCCCAAATATAAAGGAGGCATTTGTAGATACGAGCAATCTTTTTGATTACAGCAATCCCAAAGATGTTTCTCGTCTCTGGAACAAATTGAGTAGCAAAACAAAAGACGAGATAATGGGCTTTGAGACAACCGACTATATTACTCCGCAAAAAATAAAAGCAGACATTGTTTCTGGTAGATACGACATCATTGAAAAGGAGGCGGTACAAAACGCCATTAAAGAAGCTGGTTTTGACGGTTTTTATGTAAAGGATTACACGGGACCAAAGGTACTCGCTGTCTTTAACCCAGAAAAAATCAAAACCAAATCCCAACTCACCGACATCTGGAAGAAGGCACAACCTGTAACAAAAACAGCAACGAAGATTCCAAAAGTAACATACGGAGAACTCGACCAAATTGCAGAGGCAATAAAGAAACAAGGAGTAACCAAAGAAGAACTCCAAAATGCTAGAACTGCACTCGTCATCGCTGAGGAAGTCGCTGAGAGTAGCCCAGCTGCACAACTAATGAAGCACGTCTCCAAGACTACCGGCAATCTTCCTGAAGTGACAGGAAAGGAAACAATGGAATCGCTTACTGGCAGTAGGAAGATACAAAAGAATAGTGTGTTTGGTAGGAAAGGAGACGATATTGTGACAGAGTTTGGGTTCAAAGATGCAAACGAAGCCCAAGAAGCCATAGACGCATACCGCGCACTAAAGAAAAGAATTATTGGACTCAAGGAAAATATACGAACGCTTCGTAGTGGTGTTTCTGCTGCAAAAAAAGGAGAGAGGCTAATGCAGCTCGCTCGTGGAGAACGTCGTATGGCTTTTCGTGCATTAAAGGATAGATACAACCTTACCGATTTGGAACTTGCAAAAATTCGTGGAGGAAGGGACTTATCTATTATGTCCAGTGAAGACTTCTCGAAGTTTCTTACAAAAGCCGAGGATCTCGCAGAAAACATAGAAGCAAAGACAAACGCACGTATTTCACTTGAAGGTACTATCCAAGAGAAGGAGTTGCGAAAATGGGAAAATGTCCGTGATGCTATGAAACTCCCAAAGAATGTCAGTGATATGACGGTGGAAGAAATGAACACGCTGAACGATACTCTTTCACAGTTCAAGACTGGTGACGAATTCCTTCCGGTCCGAATGCTTCAGACAATAGACCGCACTGACATTGCCGGAGTGAAGACGACCCGTGAGGTGTTGGAAAAACTTGCAGAAAAGACTGGTAGAGATGTCACTGCAATGCCCATCAAACCTACAGAATTTCACCGTACTCTTGGTGATCGCCGACTTGCACGCCAACACCCATTCTTTGAATTCCTCGCTACACGAAAGAACCAGTCACTTTTGGAAGCAGAGGCACGGACAATCGGACTCAGTGACGAACTCAATAAACTTATCAACGCGGCACGTGCATCTCGAAAACAGTCATTACTTGACCGATTTATTCCTAGTGACTCAAACATTGTGCGATGGAGTGAGGCCCCGGATGCAGCAACACGAACAGCCCTTGAAAAGACTATGACAAAGGAAGAGGTGGCCGTAGCGAAGAAGTGGGACGAGATACGCCGTGAATACTATGACTACCTAGTAAAACGACACGCAGAGCAGAA